CGCGCCGACATGGCCGCCCTGATGGCGGCAGGCCGCGCGCAGAGCCTCGACGATGCCTACGACATGGCGTGCTGGGCGCGCCCCGACCTGCGCTCCACCTTGCTGGCTGCCGAGAAGCAGAAAGAGCAGACAAGGCAGCAGCAGGCGGCGGCTGAGCGCGCGAAAAAGGCCCGCGCAGCGGGCAGCAGCATCACCGGAGCACCGGGCATCACCGCGCCAGCGGCTGCCGACGGGGCAGGGATGAGTCTGCGGGAGCAGCTTGAGGCGGCAGTCAATGCCGTCCGCATTTGATCACTGTGTGAGGTGACCCGACATGGCACTGACCAACCCGTCTTCCACGATGACGGAAATCGTTACGACCACGCTGCGCAACCGCGACAAGCAGCGCGCGGACAACGTCAGCAAGAACAACGCCCTGCTGACGCGGCTGCGCAAGAAAGGCAACGTCCGCCCGTTCTCCGGCGGGCGCACCATCACGCAGCCGATGGAATACGCCGAAAACGGCACGTTCAAGCGCTATTCCGGCTATGAGGCGCTGAACATTTCGCCGAGCGACGTGTTCACGGCGGCCGAGTACAACATCGCGCAGGCGGCGGTTGCCGTGTCCATGTCCGGCCTGGAGATGCTGCAGAACTCCGGCCGCGAGCAGGTGGTCGACCTGCTCGAAGGCCGCATCCGCAACGCCGAGCGCACGTTGGTTAACAACATCGCGCTGGACTGCTACAGCGACGGCACCTCGGACGGCGGGCGCCAGATCGGCGGCCTCGCGCTGCTGGTGGCGGTCTCACCGTCGACCGGCACGGTTGGTGGCATCGACCGCTCGGCCTCGATCGCTTCCTTCTGGCGCAACATTTCGTTTGACGCCACGACCGATGGCGGCGCCGCGGCGACCTCCTCGAACATCCAGTCGTACATGAACCGCGTGTACATGCAGCTGGTGCGCGGGGCGGATTCGCCCGACCTCATCGTCGCCGACAACAACTACTTCCGGCTGTACTGGGAAAGCCTGCAGGCGATCCAGCGCATCACCTCGTCGGCCAGCGACGTGGCCTCCGCCGGGTTCCAGTCGCTGCAGTACATGGGCGCCGATGTGGTCCTGGACGGTGGCTATGGCGGCGGCGCCGCGACCAACCGCATGTACTTCCTCAACACCAACTTCCTGTTCTTCAGGCCGCACACCGACCGCAACTTCTCGACGATGGGCGATGAGCGTGTCGCGGTCAACCAGGACGCCATGGTCAAGCTGATCGGCTTCGCCGGGAACATGACCATGTCAAATGCCTTCCTGCAGGGCGTCCTGAAGGACTGAGGTGAAATCATGAGCTACGTTGCAGAAACTGCGCTGTTTGGCGCCGTCGATCTCACGTCGGTCGACCCGACCGGCCCTGGCGCCGTCAACCTGGTGGCGGGGACCGGGTCCGGACGCGCCGCATTCACGGGCGAGATCATCCGCGGGTATGACCCGATCTACGGCGCCGGGGAGTTCATCTTCCTCAAGGGCGTTGCGTCGCTCGCGGTCGGCGACTGGGTGACCTACAACGCCCTGACCGGCGCCACCACGCGCTGGGCCGGCACCGCCAATACCGGTATGCCGCTCGCGGTGGCGATCTCGACGCCGAGTTCGTCGCAATGGGGCTGGTTTCAGGTCAGCGGCAACGCCGTGGCGACCTGCTCCGGCACCGTTGCCGCCGGCGATGCGGCGTTCTACTCGGCCACCGCGGCCGTCAAGACCGCGGCCGTCGCCGGCAAGCAGGTGCTCAACTGCGTTGCCGCGCTTGCCAATGGCGGTACGCCGCCCGGTGGCAGTGCGCTGGGGTCGACGCTCGCCGTCTACACCATCAACCGGCCGTTCGTGCAGGGCCAGATCACCTAGCCACGACAGGGCGCCCGGGGGCGCCCTTTTCATGAGGACATGACATGTTCCAACCGGTCATCACCACCAACGGCATGGTGCAGTTCGGCAGCGATGCCAATGCACTGGTCGAGTTCCGCATGGAACCCATCCTGCAGGGCCACGAAACGGAAATGCAGGGCCGGCCGATCTTCAAGGATGTGCCATTCATCAACCTGCGCTTTGCCGGCGCCAATCAGACCGTCTGGGATCGCCCCGCCACCGAAGCGGACAAGCAGCGGTTCAAGGCGCAATGGGAGGCGTTCCAGCGCGGCGAGGAGCAGGTATCGACCGGCACGCCGCTGAAGATGTGGCCGCTGCTGTCGCGCTCGCAGGTGGCCGAGCTGGCCGCCTTCGGCATCACGACGGTCGACCAGCTCGCCGCCATCGGCGACAACGGCCTCGAAGCGCTCGGCCTCGGCGGGCGCACGCTGCGCGACCAGGCGCAATCGTGGCTGCGCCAGGCGGCGGACGGCGCCGAGCTGATGAAGGTGCAGGCCGAGAACAACCGCCTGCGCGATGACCTGGAGGCGCTGAAGAAGCAGTTCTCCGAGTTCTCCGCCGAACGCCAGGCCAAGCGCAGCGCCGCCTGACCATGACGCTGCTCACCGCCGTCCAGCAGGCCGCCAACGAAATCGGCCTGCTCGCGCCCGACACCGTGATCGGCAACACCGACCAGCAGGTGAAGCAATACCTTGCGCTCGCCACGCGCGAAGGGCGTGACCTGGCGGCGCGCGAAGGGCCTGCCGGCGGCTGGCAGCAACTGCGCAAGGAATGGGCGTTCTCTCTGGTAGCCGCGCAGGCCACCTACACCCCGCCCGCCGACCTGGCGTTTCTGATCCCGCAGACCGGGTGGGACCGCACCGCACGCTGGCAGTTGATGGGGCCGCTGTCACCGCAGGAATGGCAGGTCATCAAGTCGGGCCTGTCGCCTGCCGGGCCGCGGCTGCGCTATCGACTGATGGGCGGGCTGCTGTACATCGACCCGACGCCGACCGACACGGACGCGATGGTGCTGGAGTACTACAGCACCGGTTGGTGCCAGTCGTCCGGCGGCACGCCGCAATCGGCCTGGACGGCCGACACCGACGTGTTCACGCTGCCCGAAGACCTGCTGGTGCTGGGCCTCAAGTGGCGATTCCTGCGCGCCAAGGGGCTCGACTACATCGAAGAACGCGACCTCTACGAACAGGCGGTCGCGCGCGAGCTCGGCCGCGCGGCGGATCGCCGGCCGCTGTCGATCTGCGCGGCGGGGGTGGGCGATGGCCTGATCGGCTACGACAACATCCCCGACACGGGCTACGGCGCATGAGGCGACCGCCGCCGCGGCGTCGGCGCATCTCGCGCACGGCCTCGGCGCCGGCCCCGGTGCGCGGGCTGAACGCCCGCGACGCGCTGGCGAACATGAAGCCGACAGACGCGGTCATCCTCGACAACTTCTTCCCGCGCACGGCCGATGTGCTGCTGCGCAACGGCTGCGAGGTGCACACCAGCGGCATCACCGGATCGGTTCAGTCGCTGATGCCGTGGCGCGGCGCCACGTCGTCGAAACTGTTCGCCGCGGTCGGCGGCTCGATCTATGACGTCAGCGTGGCCGGCGCGGTGGGCGTTGCGGCGGTTTCCGGGCTGGCCTCGAACCGCTGGCAGCACGTCAACATGGGCACGCCCGGGGGCCAGTTTCTGGTCTGCGTCAACGGCGCGGACGACATGCGCCAGTACGACGGCAGCACCTGGAAGACCATCAACGGCGCCAGCGTGCCCGCCATCACCGGTGTTTCAACGGCCTCGCTGATTCAGGTCAACCTGTTCAAGCAGCGCCTGTTCTTCGTGCAGAAGGACTCGATGAACGTCTGGTACCTGCCGGTGCAGTCGATTGCCGGCGCGGCGACCAAATTCGACCTGTCGAGCCTGTTCACGCTGGGCGGGCGGCTCGAATGGATGGCGACGTGGACGCTCGACACGGGCGCCGGGGTGCAGGAATACGCCGTTTTCTGCTCCAACCAGGGCCAGATCGCTGTTTATGAAGGCATCGACCCATCGTCGGCTACGGACTGGGCGCTGATCGGCATGTTCCGCATCGGCCGGCCGGTGATCGGCCGGCGCTCGTTCGAGAAGATCGGCTCGGACCTGTTCATCGTCTGCGCCGATGGCGTGGTGCCGCTGTCACGGGTGCTGGCGACCGACCGCTCGCAGACGCAGAGCGCGGTGACGGATCGCGTCGTCAATCTGATGAGCGAATACGTGCAGCTCTACGGCGACAACTACGGCTGGGACGCGATCCTGCATCCCGGCGGCAGCAAGGCCATCGTCAACGTGCCGACGCTGCAGGACACGGCGTCGCTGCAGTTGGTGATGAACTCGACGACGGGCGCGTGGTGCCGCTTCACCGGCTGGAATGCGTTCTGTTTCGCGCTGCTCGGCGACGACCTGTACTACGGCGGCATCAATGCCGTCTACAAGGCCGACACCGGCAACGATGACGCGGGCTCCGCCATCGCCGGCGACATGCTGCCCGCGTTCGACACCTTCGGCTCGTCCGAGCAGAAACGATTCGTGATGGTGCGCCCCGTCGTGCAGGCGAACACGCGCCCGCGGTTCTCGCTGGCGATGTGCGTCGATTACTCGCCGCTCGCCACCATGAGCACGCCCACCTACACCGAAACCGTCGCCGCCGTGTGGAATCTGGCTCCGTGGAATGAATCCGACTGGGACGGCGTGTCGCGGCTGTACCGCGACTGGCAGACGATAGGCCAGATCGGCTACGCCGGCGCAATGCGCCTCAAGGTTTCAGGCATCGGCGCCGCGCTGTCGGTGCAGGCGATCGATTATCTCTACGAGCAGGGGGCGGGCGTCCTGTGACCGATGACGTGCGGCAGGAAATCCACAAGTTCCTGGCCTGGGCGCTGCAAGGGCAGGCCGACGCGATGGCGCTCTTCTTCGCGTGGTTCGAGGTCTGCCACTTCTGGGATGACCTCATCGACCGCGACAAGCCGCTGCAGGATGCCGCCATCGACCAGGCGATGACCGTTGCTCTGATCGAGATGCCACGCAACCCGTTCTACCGCCAGCATTTCGCCGACCTGCAGCCGGTCATGGCGCAGGCGGTACTCGACTGGCGCGCGGCGACGCAGATGGAGCGCGCGCCGGCCGCCGACAGCGATCTCGACATCGCCTACATCCTGCGCTGCTCCTACATCGCCGTGATCACCGCCTGCGCGGCGCTGATCGGCGGCATGGGCTGGGCGGCCGAGGTCAACGTCGCGGCGCGGCGCATGGCGCACCTCGAAACCCGCAACGACTACCGCGCGGCGCTCGCCGCCGAACAGCGCGCCCGCGAGGTGGCATGATGGGTTGTTTTGGTTCCACCCCGAAAGCCCCCAGCCCGACCAAGACGGCGGCGGCGCAGGCGCAGGCGAACATCCAGACGGCGACCGCCCAGGCGCGGTTGAACAACGTCAACCAGTCCAACCCGCTGTATTCGGTCAACTACACGACCGACACCGGGCCGGAATACAACATGGAGGCGTACAACGCCGCCATGGACGCCTACAACAAGGCGGTGGCGTCGCGCTCGGCAGGCTACGGCGGGATGCCGCAGGGGCCTATCACCGACACCACGTCGTACCTGCGGCTGATGAGCGGGCGCGATGGCGGCGGCAGTCCGACCTATGCCGACCTGCCGAAGATGCCGACGCTGGATCAGTTCCGCAACCCGGTCACGGTGCCGCAATACACGCAGACGGTGTCGCTCAACCCCACGGTGCAGGCGACGCTCGACCGGCAACTGTCGAGCAACCTGGCGCTGGCCGGCGCGGAAGGCGACCGCGTCAACCAGATTGGCACGCAGGGCGCGTTCACCTTCGACCCGAACGCCGACCTCAAGACGGTGCAGGACGCGCTGTATCGCCGCTCAGCCGGTTACCTGGACCCGGAATGGCAGGGCCGCGAACGCGCGCTCGACGCCAAGCTCGCCAACCAGGGCATCGTGCAGGGCTCGCAGGCGTGGGCGGATGCGCTCGGCAGCTTCGGCCGTCAGCGGACATTCGACTACGGCCAGGCGCGCGATGCCGCCATCACCGGCGCCGGCGCCGAGCAATCGCGCCTGTTCGGGTTGCGCTCGGCGGCGCGGTTGATGCCCTACGAGGAGCTCGGCCGCATCCGCAGCCTGAGCGGCGTCAACGTGCCGAACAACCCCGGCACCACCTCGACGCCGATGGCGGGCACTGACATTGCCGGCCTGATCAACGGCTCCTACAACCAGCAAGTGGCCGCCGACAATGCCAGCAAGTCCGGGCTCTACAGCCTGGGCGGCACGCTGGGCAGCGCGCTGTTGACGGCACCGATGGCGAGCGCGGCCGGCGCGGCGGGCGCGTCCACGTTGGGCGGCACGATTGCCAGCTCTCTGGCGGGGTGGCTGTGATGGGCGCGAACCCCGGTTTCGGCGGCATCCGGATGTTGCCGGACCAGCAGGTGGACGCGCTGCGCCTGCAGCGCCAGCAGGAGATCGCCGCGCAACTGCTGCGCGAGGGCACCACGCCCATCGACCCTAACCGTTCGGCCGGCATGTACGTGGTGCCGATCCAGCCGGCGGAAGGGCTGGCGAAGCTCGCCGCTGCGCTGTCCGGCGGGCTGATGCAGAGCCGCGTCGACGAAGGCATGCAGGGCCTCGCCAACCAGAACATGCAGCGCATGGGAGAGCTGTTCTCGGACGGGCGCGCGACGCCAGCGCAATACGGCAACGCGCTGGCCGGTGGCGCGGATACCGGCGCGGCGCCGGCCGCTCCCGGGGCGCGCGGGCCGCTGAGCCTGACCGGGGATGCGCAGCGTGACATGGCGCTGTACCTGATGAGCCCGGACAAGTACACGGAAATCGCCCTCGGCCGCTACGGCGCCACCGACCTGACCAAGACCCTGAGCGCGCTCGGCATCGATCCGCGCTCACCGCTCGGCCAGCAGATCGGCCAGCAGTGGATCGCCAAGCAGAACCTGATCCCGCCGATGGAAGCCTCGCCAGGCGCGACGCTGGTACACCCGATCACCGGCCAGCCGCTGCGCACGCTGCCGAACAACGGCGTGCAGACCGACTGGGTCAACGGGCGCCCGGTGGCCTCGCCGGTGCCCGGTTACGTCGCTACGCAGGCTGAGCAGACCCGCGCCACGACGGCGGCGCAGGAGCGCGAGAAGATTACGCCCGTCACCCTTCCAAGCGGCGCAACCGTGCCGATGCGTGCCGGCGATGCGATAGGCGGTGACCTGCAGCCCCACATCGCCGCCGCCGCGCAGCAGACCGGCGTCGACCCGGCGCTGCTGGCCGGCATGATGATGACCGAATCGGGCGGCAACCCGGCTGCGATTTCGCCGGCCGGTGCCATCGGCCCGATGCAGCTGATGCCGGGCACCGCGGGCGACCTGCGCGTGAACCCGCGTGACCCGGCGCAGAACATCGCCGGCGGCGCGGCCTATTACCGCCAGCAGGCCGACAAGTATGGCGACCCGACGCTCGCACTGATGGCCTACAACTGGGGTCCGGGATCGGTCGACAAGTGGCTCGCCGCCGGCGCCGACCCGCGCCAGGTGCCGCAGGAAACCCGCGACTACCTCTACCGCGTCGGCATCAACACGGCGATGGCGCGGCGCAATGCCGCCCCGGCGGCTCTCGGCCAGAGCAGCGCCGCCCGCACCGGCGCGGAGGCGCTCGGCAAGGACTTCGCGCAGAAGTACACGGCCTCGCAGCAGTCGGCGGTGAAATCAGCGGACTTCGTATCGAAACTGCAGCACATCGATGACCTGCTGCAGAACGTCGAAACCGGCCGGTTGACGCCCCTCGGCACCGAGCTTGCCAGCGCCGCGGCATCGCTGGGCTACCAGCTCGACAAGAACCTCGGCAACAAGCAGGCGGCGGACGCGATGTCGCGCGAGATGGCGCTGATGCTGCGCGACCCGGCGCAGGGCGGCGGCATGCCGGGGGCAGTGTCCGATTCCGACCGCCAGTTCCTCGAATCGATGATTCCCGGCCTGCGCATGGACCGCGAAGGGCGCGCAAAGGTCATCGGCGCGTACCGCGCCATCGCTGATCGCAACCGCGAGGTGTCGCGCATGGCGCGCGACTACGCCGAGGCGCACGGGGGCACGCTGGATGTCGGCTTCGACCGCCAGCTCGCCGACTACGTCGACGCGAACCCGCTGTTCAGCGGAGCGAAATGGCGTGCGGCGCCGGCGGGGAGTGCGCCGGCTGCGCCCGCCAGCTCGCCGGCGCAGAAGGTGGCCGATTCGGCAGGCTTCGACGACCTGCCGCCGCCCGCCGACATGTCCGGAAAGATGCTCAAGGCCGATGACGGCACGTTCCTGCTGTCCACCGGCCGCGCCTGGGTGAAGCTGCCGCCGCCGCAGCAGTACACGGGGCAGGACTACCCGGCGCCCGATGGGTCGTTGCTGGTGTCTGATGGCCGCGTGTGGCGCCGCCGAGGCGGCCGATAATGCCCAAATACGTGCTGGTGGACGAGCCTCCCGCCGCGGAGGCGCCCAAGGCGCCCAAGTACTTGGTGGTGTCGGATGCCGATCCGGAGCCACCCCCCGCGCCGGTCGAAGCGCCTCCGTCAGGCGACGGGTTCCTGAGCCGCACCATCGGCCCCTACCTCAACCTGGCGGGCGGCGCCTGGCGCGGGCTTCAGGACATCACCGACACCGGCCTGCAGGGCGCAGCGTGGGGGCTGGAGAAGCTGGGCGGCGAAGATGCGGCGAACTGGATTCGCAACAACATCGAACAATCCAAGGGTCTCTACGAGCGCAACCTCGACACCGCATCGCCGATGTTTCAAGCCGGCCGCCTGGCGGGCAACGTGGCCGGCACCTACCCGGTGGCCGGCATCAAGGCGCTGCAAGGCACCGGGGCGATTGCCAGCGGCGTCAACAACGCGCTGCAGGGCGGGCTCGCCGCGGCGCTGCTGTCGTCGCAATCTGACCTTCCCCTGCCTGCCCAGGTCGGCGGCGGCGCGCTGGTGGGGGCCGTGGTCCCGCCCGTCGCGTCGCGCCTGGCGCAGATGCTGCGCCCGGCCGTGTCCGGCGTTTCCGGGCTGGTCGATACGGCGACCGCACCGGTAACGTCATACCTGGATGATCTGGCCGGCCGCCTGCCGGTCAGGCCGCCGGCGCCCTCGACGCCTGCTGAGCGTCTGGCGGCAGCGCTCGCCGATGTGTCGGCGCAGACGGGCACGCGGACCTCGTCGCAGATGATCCCGCAGGACATCCGTGACGTGGTGGCCGCGCAGGTCGACGGCTTCACGCCGGACCAGATACTGCGCCGCAATGAAATCGAATCGCTCGGCATCCGCCCGCGCCTGGGCGCGGTGACGGCAGAGCCACAACAGCAGATGTGGGAGCGGACGACCTCGAAGACGGCGCCCGAGCTCGCCCGGCAGTTCGAGGACGAAAACGCCGCGCTGGTCAATGAGGCCAAGCGCTTTGTCGAACGGCAGGGGGGAATCACCAACCCCGGAGCGATCGTCCGTCCGGAGGAAACTGCCTACCACAAGGGCGCGACGTTGCAGCGGGCCTATGATGCCCTGTCCGGCTGGTACGACCAGCGCATCGGCTCCCTGTACGGCGAAGCGCGACGGCGCGCACAAGGGCTGCCGGCCGTCGATATGGGGCCGGTGCAGAAGTGGCTCGACCAGCACGAGCCGATGTTCGGACTGATCAAGGAGTTGCCTGCCGCCAACAAGGAATTGGCGCGGCTGACCAGCATCGAGGGCGCCGGCATGGGCGAACTTGATCGGCTGGTCGACCTAGGGAAAACGGGAAAGCTGCCGCCGTTGGCGGATTACTTGAAGATGACCCATGCCGGCGGGCTGACAGTCGATGCCGCCGAAACCTTCCGGCAGCGCCTCAACCAGATGCTGACGCAGGGTCGCGACCCGCGCGCGGACAAATTCATCGGCGAGCTTAAGCGGGTGTTGGACGACACGGTTACCCGAGGCGCCGGCGATGATGTTTTCTCAGCCGCCCGTTCGCTGCGGGCCGAGCGCGCCAGGCGCCTCGAAGATCCGAAGGCGCTCAACAAGCTGTTTGGCGAGGACGGCCACGGCAACAAGCTGGTGCCGGTCGAGCGCATGGCGGAATCGGCGGGGCGCATGAGCGTCGACGAACTGGCGCAATTGCGCGATGTGCTCGTTGACAGCATGCCAACGCCCGAACTGCGCCAGATCGGCGAACAGGCGTGGAACGAAATCCGCACCCACGGCGCCGAGCGGCTGATGAGTTCGGCGTATATGGGGCATCGCCTCAATCCGGACGGCCTGCCGACCTTTTCGGCGCCCAACTATGCGAAGGCGCTCAACCAGTTCGGGCCGGAAAAGCTCAATATGCTGTTCGAGGACAGCGCCGACGACCTGGCGCGGCTATCGCGCGTCAGTCACTACCTGGCGGCGCGTGACCAGAACCCGAGCGGCACCGCCACGACGCTGGTTGACATGCTCGGCAAGGTCGGCGCCGAGCTTCCTGGCGTCGGGCGCCTGGGCAAAGCGTTGTCGGCGCTTGCCGAGGACCACGAGCTGCAGCAGAGGCTCGCCCGCTCGCTCAATGCCAATGTCCCGGCAACGACAGCGGCCGCCGTGCGCAAGCTGCGGGCAGAGGAGGCGCGGCGCATGGGGCGCGCGCTGGCGCAGCCGTCAGTTGTCGTACCCCTTACGGCGACGTTCCAGAACGGCCAGTAAGTCCGGATGCCACGGCCATCCGGACTTGTCACGCCTTGGCATGGGCGCCAGCAGCGCAAAAAACGCCGGGTTCATGCTCTGCGCTGAATTGTGCGTGGCCAACACGTAGACCCATATGGCCCAGGCACACCAGTAGGCCAGCGCCGGGGCGCCCCTGACGAAGTACTCCGCCACGGCGGCGAATAGCTGGCCCGGCAGCCAGAGGTAGAGCAGCGCGGCGCACTTCGCGATGACCGCACAGCCCAGCCTGACGACATGAACCCTCATACATGAGTGCATAGCATGCCCTACAACGGCACTGGTACGTTCACGCGCGTATACAACTGGGTGCAGGACGCGCTCAACGGCATCAAGATTCGCGCCGATCGCATGGATGCCGAGTTCGATGGCATCGCCACGGCGCTGACGAACTGTATCACGCGCGACGGGCAGGGGAAGCCGTCGGCGGCGATCGATTGGAACGGGCAGGACTTGACGAACATCGATGCGCTTGAGGCGCTGACGCTGAATGACTATCCGTTCGTCACTCCGCAGACGGAAGGGGCGGTTTCCGGCACCGACTGCACAGCGGCTTTGCAGGCGATGCTGAATGCCGGCGGCGAGTGGCACCTGCCGCCGGGCGAGTACAAGGTTGCATCGCCGCTGCTGTTCAAGCATAGCAGCACCAAGCTACGCGGCGCCGGCCGTGATCTGGTCACGATCAACTTTACCGGCACGACAGGGCCGGTTTTCGACAACGACGACCCGAGCACGACGCTGTTGTGGTGCGAACTGTCCGGCATGAAGATCACCGGAACCGGCATCACGTCGACCAAGATTCTGGTCAACTGGCGCGGCATGCAGTTCGGGCGCATCCATGACGTGTGGATTTACGGCCCGAACTCGGCGTCGTCCTGGGGCCTCAACATCGAGGCCGATTACGGCGTGTCTGAGGCCACGTACAACGTCGTCAGCGGCGTCTACATCGGCGCTGTTGATACCGGCATTCGCCTGTATGACGGGGCGAACTCGAACATTATCAGCGGCGGTCGCATCCAGCTAAGCCGCAGCGGCGCCAATTCCATCCTGTTGTCGGGATCAGCGACCAACCGCTGCAACTCGAACACCATCGACAGCGTGGGCATGGAGTACCCTGGCGCCGTATCCAACGGCGTCAACATCGACAGCGGCACCGATGGTACGCGCGTCATCAACTGCCGCTTCGAGTCGCTCGCTAACGGCGTGCTGATCGCGTCTGGGGCTGAGAATGTGTGGGTGCCGCACGGTTCGAACTACTTCAGCGGCTGCACCAACAACATCGTCGCGGCCGAGGCGCCGGTGCCGAGCACCTTCGCCCGCATCAGCTTCGACGGGACATCCGGCGCCCTGCGCGGCCTCGCCTACAACGCCAGCGTTTCCCGCACCGGCACGGGCGCCTACACCGTCACGCTGCCGGCCTGGAACCCCGACGCGAACTACAACGCCAAGGGCTTCAGCAGCGGCGCCATCATGGCGATTTCGAGCCAGGCAGCGGGCTCGTTCGTGTTCGTGACACAAGACGCTGCCGGGGTGGCGCAGGACCACGCCATTGTAAGTGTCGAGTTCAGCCGATAAAATCCTTACTCTGATTCAAGCAGCAAATCCGCCCACACTTTTTCCCCGTTTTTACTCCTCCTCATATTAAGCGGGGTGGCTGTGCGAACTTGATTGCTGAGACCTTTGTCGTCGCATATCCACACCTCGCAAGGTTCGCCGTCGTCGTCATTTTCAGGCCATTCCGACATTATTTTTTTTAGGTCGGAAACGGTCATGCCGTTTTTGAAATAGAATTCTTGCATGTTAATTTCTCCAATTAGCCACCACTAGCCCGCCAGCGTCTAATTAGACGCGCTTTCTCGACCGTTCTTCGCCGGAACGGCAACGGTTTCTCCCCTCCGGTCAAAATACGTGCAGTGTGTTTTAAAGTCTTCCCTGCGGTTGATGTGCCCGCCGCTCACATACGGTGGCGTGATCCAATACATGCT